TAATCCATGTTCTCTAAAAAGCTAACGCCTGCCTGCGGAATAAGCTTTTTAGGATGAATCTCCGTAACCTTAAGATCACCCATCGAACTATGCAGTCCTGCCTTTGCGTCCCACTGCACATGAAAGAAATCCGCGCCCTGTGTAGGAACGACTCTTTCCATGAAATCGTTTATCTGCTCCAAATTACAAGTTTTTACCTTGTTTTCAAGCATTCTCTCTATCTTTTTTGCAAGTTCGTCGTCGTTTGCGTGCATAGCCCGTACCTTTGGCATAGGTATTGAACTATCCACCTGCGACTCTATCAGCTCAAATACGATATTGCGCACATTTGTAGCCTTTTTAGTGGGATTTATGCCCGAATTAGGGTCGCCCTGCAACTCTCGCGTACCATGATAGTAATCAGCATACATTTTCATAGTATTACGGTTATCTGCATACGCATTTTTTGCGTTTTCAAGCCGTGATTTCCACTTTTTCAGCTTTTTATTTGTGTCAATATCCAGTGTATTTTTCATTTTCTGTTTCATTCTCCCGAAAAAACTCATAATGGCTCGCCCCACTTCTCAATCAATAGTGCTTTGTCTGTTTCCGAAGCATTGTAGTAGTCTTCCCACTGATCGGCGCGCCAAGGTTTGCGCGGCTTTTCCGTCAGATTCTCAGCGTTAACCGTCCAATAAATGCTGAAATAGCGTAATGCATCTATCGAATGTGTTAACTCATGCGGAGTATTCGCGTATATCTCCGGTCTTTTCTCGTCATGCTGTATTTTCTTCAGGCATCTGAGAAGATTCGGCGCACAATTGCTTAAGATCGTCAATTTCGACTGCATACCGTCAGCATGTACAAGATATTCCTTCATAGCCAAACATCCTGCGGCAATATCATTATTGACCTTTGTCAGCGTCAATCCGAACTCTTGGAACAACAGCGCCCTTGACTTTCCGCTTTCCTGTGACCTGTTCCACAAATCGGGCGGCGCAAGTGTCTGTTGGACCATCTTTATCTCGCCGTATGTAATCATGCTTCGCGTGATATTAAGTATTGTTTCCGCAGCAACTCCGATAGTAAGACCGCTTTGGTAATGCTCCCTTATGATCTGAGCGTTTCCAAACGCATCACGGTTTATCCAGTAGCAAGCCAACATATCAAGACCGTAATCCATAACGCAATAGGTATTCACACGCCCTTCAAGCGGCTTTTCCGTCAATATGGATTCATCCGTTACCTCTGGGAAATAAGCACCGCCCGGAACCGTCAACGCTTCTTCTACTGTCGCCGGATACTCCGCCTGCATGGTATCGCCCAACGTCTTTTTTGTCTTGTCGTACCATTCCTGATCTCGTTTTGGGTCCGCATACCACGGAACAAATATCTTGAAGAAATCATTCTCGCTTGTATATAGTTCCTCAAACAGCGAACCACGCTTGATCGTCGAAAGTCCTACGACCTGTCCCGATAAAGGACGGTTGATAATAGGAAACGCCGACGCCCATATCGCCCTATCCGCAGGCTGAAACGCCCACTCGTCAAATATCAGCAAATCCGCCGTGAATGATCGTGCTGAGTTTTCGTTACTGGCGAAGCATCGGAACACCGACAAACTCTTGTTCTCAAAATGTATTGTCAGCGTCAATGCCGTATTCTCGAACCATGCGCCTTGCCATCCTTCCGGTATATATCCCTTTTCCGCTATAAGCTCCGGCATATTCCGCAGAATGACCGCCATACGCCGCACAAGCTCCATAGCCTCATTTTCTGATCTCGAAAGACCGATAACAGACCTTCCCGTGTGACAAAGCAGCAACCATGTCGCATAATGCAGTACAAGCCATGAGAAACCCAACTGACGCGCTTTAAGGATAATCGACCATTTATGAGACTGGATATCCTTAAGAGCTTGTATTTGCTCTTTCCACATCTTGAACGGCTGTATTACCTCTTCCGAGTCTCTATCCTCGATATGTCCGTAATTAAGCACGAAATACACTATATCTTCCGCGCAATATTTAATTTCTGCTTCCCTGATCTCGCTTAATTCACTCATTTCTCAATTCTCAATGTTCCACAAAAACAGAGCTACCCACTTCCGCAACATATAAGTGAATAGCTCCGCTGAAAAAAGGAGATTAAAAATAATGGAACTGAACTCAACAAACACCTCTTACCTTTTGCGCTCTGCCCCTAGCGCTTTAACGGTCTACTCGTTGCCGGAGGCGACAACTAACCGAGGGTAATCATTCACTTACTTTTAACCAACCTTCCTGTATCATCAATTTCTACATCGTCATAGCTCTCTATGAACGCTACACACAACTCCGTTATCAGACAGTTAAACTTCTCTCTCAACTCGTCTATAACCTCATCACAGACCTCACGCTTTATCTTCCCGATCACTGTCGCGTCATAACGATGGTATTCGTCCGCTTCCGCTTCTAACATGTCCTCAACGGCACGCTTCCAATACTTCACAGCGTCCTTGTCTTTATCATTCAGATTTTCCACGTTATACACTTCCGGGTCGTAATAACTCATTATCCCTACCTCATTTCTGACTTGACCGTACTTTAGTTGACTAAAGCCAAAGTCTGAAAAATATAAAATTTTTTCTGAGCGGTATATATAGGTGTAGTGACGAGTCGCGCCCGACACCGGGGGGATACCCTACCCCGTACCTGTGACGATCTGCAAGCACTGGCGTCCACCCGTACCCGTATCGAAAATGGAAGCCGTAGAAAATAGCCCCCAAAAAATAGCCCCGGTATTCCGTGAACCGCTTCCAGTGCTCCCGATCATGCAACCGCTCTTGCAGGTGATCGTATCCGTAAAGCCTTGGAAATGATTAATTTACATCAATTTCTAACGTCTTTTATTATCTAGTGTAGTGAATATACATTCGATAAGGTGCTACAAACCGCATAAATAAGCCATTTCCGTGAAATATATTATATTCGCATAATTTAAGTTTTACGAACTTATGATGTATACAAGCGTTATTCTGTGGCTTTTCCTGCCGTTTCCTTAATACGCTTGCTTACCTTGTCAACCAGTGCACGATCTGCATCCGTCATTACATCAGCCTTTAAGCTAACCTCTTTTGTTGGCGCCTGTCCGCTTGTGTCTCTGACGTATTCCGCAGCTTTAACACTTCCGTTCTCTGCCGCTTCTTTCAACATGCTCGCCAGTATTGCCGTTGCATTGCTTGCGCCCTCTGAAAGACCTAGCGCCTCTATAAGCTCAGGCTTTGCCTGCTCAGCGAGTAAAGCTCTTGCAATCTCTTTCATAGTGCGCTTATCTTTCTGCGCCTTATTCGAGGCAATAGCGCCTTTTCGAGCGATTTCAGACCGTTCTGCTGCCGTTCGGTCAGCCAATGAGACCAAACCAGTTTTATTAAGGTTCTTCGGTATCGGTCTATCTGTCTTTCTAACTCTTGGCATCTTGCTATCACCTCTTTTCTATAATTCGTTATAAATCCGTTATATCTGTAAATGCCTTTTTATATCTGTTTCAACTGGTAAAAGTTAAGTGATGTACAGTAAATAGATCAGTAAATGTCAACAACAATCATGTAATCATGCGTAATTAATCACGTTGTAAGCCGTCATAATTCACTAGCCCAAAAATGAATTTATGACCTGCTCAACGTTCTGAACGATCTACTAAACTGTGTTTTGCATAAGGTACAAAATGCAATTAACACACTTATGAAATTATCAATGTATTTTTATTCTCAGGAGAGAAGGTAATCAAAAAATGGAAAGGATAAATAAATGGTCTATCTCCTGCACATCATCTAACGGTATAAGGTTAACATGGGTAAATGTGTTATGATGTGTTCTATTGTGTTATGGTTTTTAAGTTTGGTATGGTCCGATGCAGATCAGCAACCCGGAATAGGAAATTTACTTCCGTACAGAACTAATATTCTATATGCGGTAAAGTTGATGTATTTTAATGTGAAGGTAAAGTTGTATTATGGTCTGATACTTCCGAACTAATATTCTA